TTCATAGCAGTCGCCATTTTTATTCCACCCGCAATTTCTTTTTCATTTTCATTGCGTTTTTTAATAGTGTCACCAATTTGCTGCCCAATGTTAGCAAAAGCGTTTCCTGTAATCGCAGCAGCATTAGTAAAGCCGCTATAATCGGCTTGCATGAACCTTGGGTCAATCGTCTCGCCTAGTCTCTGTCCGCTTCCGTATGGCATATTATTTAATTAGTGAGTAATAAACAGCTTTGATACCGTTTGATTCTGTAACCGCATCTGGATTAACTTTCTCTACATCTTGTGCCATAACACCCATTTGGGTAATATCGCTTCCAATATAGTTATAAGTATAAACTGGCAAACCACCATCGGTTGATCCAACTTTACGAATGTTTTCTTTAATGCGAATATCAGAAGCCATTGCAATTCCACCAACTGCACTTCCAATACCTTGGAATAGTCCAGATGCGTAATTTGATTGTGCTTGGGCGTTTGCTCCAGCAGCAGCAACTTGGTTAGCTCTGTTTTGCATACCAAGATTAACGCCAGTATCTGGGTTGATAAGTTGTGGGGTAGCACTACCAATAGCACCCAAACCAAGTTTAAGTTGGTCTTGGCCAAGTTGATAAGACAACGGTGTATTGCCAAGGGCTTGTAGCCCAGGTGCTGTGTAGAAGTTCTGAGCCATATTAAACGCTCCAGTGCGAGCTGCGTCAGCTTCTTGTCGTTTGGCTGCCATTACTCCAGAACGTCCTAGAACCTCGCTTGCGATAGAACCTCGGCTATTTAACATACCACGGGAAGCAAACGCCTCACGTGCTGCTTGGTCACTCATACGCTGCTCTTCTGGTGTAAGTTGCCGTGCTGCTTGGGTAGCTGCGGCTGCTGCTTGGGTAGAAGCATCTACTTGTGCTTGTGCCTCTGGCGATAGTGCTTGTGCAAATCCACGGAACGCACCAGTTTGCCCCGTCATGGAAGCTAACTCAGCAGCTCTAGCTTCTGCAATGCTTTGTCCAGTTTGTTGCTGTGCTGTTCTACCAAGATCGTATAGTCCTTGCTGCCCTTGTGTGCCTTGTAGAAAGTTACTGGTATCAGCTAAATTCGCACCAAGAAACTTAGCCCTATATTCATTTTCTGCATCTAAAATAGATGGCAATGCTTGTCTATATCCAGCGACATATTTATTTATGTCACCACCAATATCCATCTTAGCTGCTTTGACCTCATCTGGCCCCATTACAAGTGATTTTAATCCGCCCATTATATTTTGGAGTATATTTGTTTAAAGTTGTATGTTCTAAAGCGAGGATCGCCTTTTATTTCTCTTTGAAAAGTTACATACGGAACATAGTCAACAAGCAATGTAGTAGCTTCTTTTATTGATCCGCAAACATAAGTTAAACAAATGCAATTAGCTTCTTCTAAAGAAACGGCTACTTGCTCTTTTCCTTTTACGCACCAGTAACCCATGCAAAAAGCTACTGGAATAGATATAACAAAACCATGAACAAGATGCCACCCAAGTTGCTTATGGAAATCTCCACCAGCAAGTGCATATATGTTCTTTGCTTTATCAATCATTGTAAGGAATGTATTACTCATACATGATGTTTACTGATCCTGCATCGAAAGTATTAACACCACCAGCAGTAGTAAGGCGTATGCGGTCTAGTGTTGCGGATAGTGTTTTAGATATTCCACCAGAATATACAATGGTTGTGTTTGAGTTGCCACCAACAACTGTTGATACCCATACGTTTCCACTTAAATTCAATATCGTTACAGTGCCGTGAAATATGTCTGTTGCAGATGGGTCTGGCGAAATAAGGATGCCAGTTGAAGCATTTACTCTATCTGGAGTCGATGTTATTTTTGCTGTTGCTCCTAAATAATCAGTTATTTCAACACCGCCAGAGTCTCCGAGTTGTAGAATAATAGGGCTAGTTCCGTTTGTGCTAACACCAGATAGCATTACTGTAATGCGTTTAACGGTGGATGGTATAGATGTGAAATCAACACTTGTTCCGCTAGTTGTAGCTACCGCTGTTCCTCTTGTAATTACTGCTGCTACTTTGGTATCGGTATAAGCTTTAATGCTTTGCTGTGTAGCTAATGAAGTTTCACTATCGCTTGCCATATTATCCTCATCGAGGATAGAAACTTCTGCTACAACTCCTAATGAACCAGAAACATTACCCAATGCTTTCATGTTAGCTACCCTTTGCACTTTGGCATAGGTAACTCCGTCAGTAGCTAAGGTTGAATCTGGCAATTTAGAAGTGGTAATTGCACTTGCGGCAATTTTAGCCGAAGTAATACCAAGATCTTTAACCTGCAAGCGTCCACTTCCGTTTACCTCAAGCGAAGTATTGTCAGTAGTGCCACTTGCACCCGCAACAAAGGCAGCCGCATCAACAAGGTTGTTTAACTTTGTGCTTGTAACCGAATCAGCGTTGGCAAATGTTTGCCCTTTTGTAAGAATAGCCATAAATTAGTATTGGGTAATAGTTTGCCCATTGGTCTTTGTAGATTCAATAGCAATGGATGTAACTTTAGGGCGACCTATCGCAGTCGATCCTACAATTTTTCGCTTGATTGTCAATACACCATAGACTCCACGTGGGTTTCCAAGTCTAAAACTAAAGTCTGCGTTCTCGCCACCATCAAGCTGACCAGGTAATCCAATGTTTACATCTAGCATGGTTGCAATATCGGTAATAAAACCATTTGCACTGTCTGGATCTTCGGTTGAAAAAAGAAAGTCCACATCTGATGCGTTAAAGTCGCCAGATTGCATTTGGATCGTAGCTTTTTTAAATTTCTTCCTACCGTAATCGTCAAAAGTATAACCCCTAGTCTGAAGTTCGTAGTCAATAGCAGCCTGTAACTCAGAACCAGTGGTGCTAATCGAGTAATTGTCTTGGGCAGTTTCGTTAGCGTCAGCTAAGTGAACCCCGCCGTTTGAGTTTACGATATATAACTCGTTTCTTTCTTCGGCTTGTCCTTTAAGCAGGTTAGTAATGTTGAAATCGTTGTCACCAAAGGTATCAATACTTTCCCACGCCTTGTTTTTCATGTTGAATACAAGTATAGCGTTGTTTCCTTGGGCATCGTTAGCCCCAAGTGCGCTATCCAATGGAACAGCTAGGAAGTAACGGTTATCAAAGTAAATTGCTACGGAGTTTGCAGCTAGACCTTTGTTGATTCTGTCAATAAATGGTTGGATTGCCTTACTAAGTGGCTCTTCAGTCCCACGCAAGTTGTATTGGTCAACGAAATCAAGGGCATAAACCCCATCATCACTCAAAAACATAATCATATTGCCTTTAGTTGCAATAGATTTACGTGCAACACAGCCAACTTCGCGGGTCATCTCACGCAGAACCGTATCACTTAGCGTTCCTTGCGTCCCAGTAATCATGTGAATACTGTTTCTGTTGAAAACAAGCATATTGTCCTCGTAGAATGGGTGCATTGCAACTAGGTAATCGGCTATTCCAGCCGTAACTCGGAACTGCGATGCAATAGAATCAAAGGTGCTGGAATCAAGAATGTCACTAGCACAGATTTCATCACGCAATTTCCTATCTGTATAGGTTGGTAAAAGAGAAGTTCCTGCTGGCTCGTAAAAATACGGACACCACAACCTACGTTGAAAGTAAACGCCATACTTAGGAGCTGGCATATGGGTAAATCCAAGCCCTATACTAAAGCGACTACCAAACTCAATGAATGAAGAACCCCCTCCAGTGCCAAATGTAACGTTGGGAATAGGTGCTTCAAAGTAAATATCAGTAGCGGTAGCAGATGTTACGGTATATTGCTGCCCAATAACGTTAGCCAATATAGTAACATCAGTATCAGTAATCCTTATCGTATCACCAGCTACAATAGTAGTATTACCTGCAACTTCAAATCGAACTAAACCGTTTGTAACACCATATTTATTGCCGCCTATGTTAAAGAATTGTGGTTGAGTATATGCCCCAGCAGGAACAAGGGTAAATCCAGCAGCTACCATTAAGCCAGTTGCTACGGTGTATGTTTCATTACCGCTTCCTGTGGCAATTACATACTGAAAGTTATCAGCATCAACGTTAGTTGTTACTATATGCGTTCCATTTGGGTCTGCTGTTGGCGGGGTTGCAGAGAAAGTAATGCCAGAAACAGTAATGCTATCACCAGCTTTTAAGCCGTGATCTTTAAGGTTGATATTAACTATGCCTGTTGCACTTGTGTAACTAGATGCTAAGACGTTACGTCCTTGCGGAATATACTCAAATGCCCTAATACCATCACGGAATAAGTAAATGCGATCAAATGCTTGCAGCATTTCTACGCTTGTAGAAACATTTTCACCAGTTGGATATGGCAAATCTGTAATGCTGTAATTAAAAAGGTTAATGCTCTTAGCCTCATTGTTCGTAGCTACAATAATGCTTTCATCTAAGTTGGAAGCAGGGTTACTAAACAAACACGAACCGTAAATAGCACTTACCGCATTGTTATCTATGATGGTTGCTATCTTACCATACGTGCCATTAACCGTTAAGCTACCACTGTCTGTCCCAACATTAGCAAAGCTCAAACTGTCAGCATCAACGTAACTCATTAAGTATGAACCCGCATCAATCCCTGTGATTGGCTGCGTAGCAACGCTTGGTGTTCCCAAGGTGATATAAGCTGGTAAGTTTAAGCTCGAAATACCATGGGCAGCAGATAGGTTAATCGTAACAACATTACTTGTCCTCGATGCCGTGCTTATAGTCTGAACAGAATCTAAAACAATAAACGGCAATGCCAATGGGTTAGCACTATTGGCTAGTTGCCCACTCTTTAAATCAATTCCTTTCCTCGGCTGCCAGTAACCATCAATACGCCCATTTTTACTAAGCACAACTTGACCACCTTTTAACTGACTAGGACGCTCACGCTGGTTAATACCAACAAAGCCTGTGTCCCCATCAATCAATGGCCGATCATCTAAACCACCAAATGAACGATAGGATGCCACGGTTTATTGGTCGTATGCAATGCAAGTGCCACTCGATACAGTAACGGCTGTGAAGTTGCCTCCAAGCCCAGTTCCCGCCAGGTGCGTAATTGTTTGCAGGTCAGCAATGTTTGTAAGATTACCAGCAAGGTTGCTAAATACGGTGTCCTCAACGATCTGAATCCACCGATAGGTCTTGCCCGTCTGTGCGCCTTCACCCGAATTAAGAACGTGGCCGCCATTTCCTCCCATTACTTTAAATGCTGTATCACTCATTATGTGTATTGATTGACTATAATAATATTTGTGCTAAATTGATTCGGGTATTTGTGGATTAGACAAATACCCATCCCTGAAACATAAAACAAGTATGTCAAAGAGCAATAAAGAATTATACCAAAATCACCCAAGTGTCAACACAATACCGTGGAGGTGGAAAAGATACGATGTAAGAGCCGATGGAAAAGTATTTTGGCAATACGGTCGGTATGGAGAATATTGGGTTACTTGGGAAACCGCACTAAAAATTGGACGGGCAATCGCTGATTCAGTAGGTAGAGCTAGGAAAAGCAACCCAGAAAAGCATAATAAAGCAAATGCAGAGTGGCGCAAAAAGAACAAGGAAAAACATAGAGAAAACGCCAGAGCATGGGGCAAACTTAACCGTGAAAGATGTGCCGCCAACAAAAGGAAAAGGGATAACCACAGGCGCGAGCATGATCCTATCTATGCGATGAGAGCAAGACTACGTTCAAGAATAAGAACCGCACTAAAAGATGGGGGGCTAAAAAAGAAGATGGAGACATACAATATTCTTGGTGCTAACTACAAAACTGTAACCGCCCATTTAGAATCTATGTTCTGTGACGGTATGAGTTGGGATAATCGCTCTGAATGGCACATCGACCATATAATCCCACTCGCATCAGCTAAGGATGAAGAAACTCTAATCAAGCTATGCTACTACAAAAATCTCCAGCCTTTATGGGCATTGGATAATCTAAAGAAAGGCGATAGGCATTAGTCAACCACTATGCAAACAGCCTATTCCGCATCAAAATAAGATTCAATTAAATCACCATCAAACCCATAGCCTATCAAAGCTGGCTTAATCAAGTATTCCATAATCTGCGTCAAATCTAAATCGTCAAATGGCAAATCAATAATAACCTTTGGGGATGACGTATCTGGATTATTTGTAAACGCAGTTGGTTCTAATGTTATCTTCATACTGATAGTTCTTTGTTCTCGTTAAGCTCACTTTGCAAGTCTGCCACCAAATCCTTCAACTCTTTGTTCTCCTCAACCAAATCATCATACTTAGCAAGCAAAGATTTATACGGCGATAATTCACCAGGCAATACACTGCTCGGCTGAATATACTCTTGGTAAGCCTTATACCTAGCACATGACACACAGTAACCATTTGCCTTGCAGCTCTCTTCACCACAATCCACACAGCTATACTTCTTTGATTTAAATAGTTTCATAATTCTTATCTATATCCAACTCCCCATACTTAGGCAAGCTATCACTACTCCACTCACAATCTAAATTCATACAGATATACTTACTTACCCTCCTTGTCCACAATGCTCCTCTCCCACAGGAACAACACTCTACCACGTTATGCGTAGGGCAAACATCCTCACCCTCCATCACCAACATAGAACAAAACTTACACGCTTTACGCTCCTTACTCATATCACTCAAATTCAATCTCGAAATCATCACCACGACTATCCTCCCATATCTCCAGCTTGGCACACTCCAATACGCCCAATACCCCAGCTATGGTCAAATCAAACTCCGACCGATAACGATCAATTAACTTACCCAGATCTTCCGCAAACGCATCTACTTGTTCTCGCTCAGTCATACCACCTTGTCTCACATTATATAACGGAAGGCAATACCTTAATCTTAACCTTAGTCTCACCATCATACTGGGCAATCCCCGTAGACTCAAACTTAACTTTCAACCTTTCCGCCATCTGACCAAATAACTTAGCCTCATCAATACTAAGTATCACTTCTATATCCCTATCACCACGCTTCATATCAGCCCACAACCTACCCATGCGCCATCCCTCATTAAATCCTAACGTTTCCCCTACATCCTTAAATAGAACTACACAAGCACTCATACACCCTTCTACCAGATCAACAAAACTATGCAAGCCCCTTTAGAACATTTTTTATCGGGCTAGTTGACCGATCTAGATTCACCAGCAGCAGCAGGCCAGACCGCCTCCCCCC